AAAGAAACCACGTTCTTTACCGGATTTTTTATTCTCGACAACACCGGATTTGGTGTTCTTGACACCAACAAACTGTCTTTCTAGGAGATTCCAATGGGATCAGGGTTCAAAACTTTCACTGCTGGAGCGGTACTGACCGCGTCGGATGTCAACAATTATCTTCAAGAACAGTCCGTGATGTATTTCGCGACGACAGGCGCACGAGACACCGCTATCTCTTCACCTGAAGATGGGATGGTTGCGTACATCGGGTCCGCCGATGAAAACGAAGGTTTGTACGTTTATAACGGGACCTCTTGGCGTAGGGGTCCGGGGTGGAACGCTCCGTGGGGGTACAGCACGTTCCTTCAGAACACCAGCACCGGAACACAGAACATGGTTTCGTCAACGGTTGTTACTGGTCTGACCGGGACTGTGGCGCTAGTTGCAAACCGCCGCTACAAGGCGACTTTTCAGATCAACCAGTCAGGCACTAATGCGCTCGGGCAGTACGCAGTCCAAGATTCCGGGTCCGTTGTCGGTTCCACTTGGGCCAGCGTCGTTACAGCAGGAACCACGCCGATCACCTTCACCGGCGTTATCTACTTCACGTCGGCTACTACGTCTTCACGCACGATCCGACTCGTCGGAAGTTCAATCGTAAACACCGCGACACTTAACGTCGATACCGTGATCCGTCAGTCACTTCTTGTTGAAGACATTGGCTCATCTGGCGCCCCGGTGTAATGAGCTACTACCTCCTCGACCACCCACCGGCCTCCCCACAGTTCTACCCAACCCGATCAAACACACCGACATTCGCTGTCGGCGTCCACACATCGGAAGGTCCGACTGGTCCAGGGAGCGCACTCAACCTCGCCGGGTTCATAGCACGACGAAGCGACCCCGGCTCCTACGCGTGCATCGTCGACGCCGAAGAGACCATCTGGATGGTGCCAGCCGACTACACGACTTTTTCAGTGCAAACGTCGGGATTCAACTCTCGAACCTGGCACATCTGCCTAGCTGGAAAGTCTGCCGATCTAAGCCCCGACGACCCCAACACTCTGGCCATGATCGCTAGGGCTGGCGTCGCGATCCGTGACCTTTGGAACTCGCAAGGCATCGCACTCAACAACGCCCAATGGATCGGCACCGACGCCCTCAGCCGCCCCGGCCTGTTCTGCCACGGAGACGTCCAGCCTTGGGACCGCTCCGACGCCTGGTCACTTCACCCAAATCGCGCACGCCTCGACCAGCTGCTCACCAACACAATCTCCCCCTCATCACCCGTTTCGAAAGGTTCTCACGAAATGATCTCACTACTCACAATGCCGGACGGCAGAGGCATCGAGTTCCGAGCCGTCTTCGGAACGATCTTTAACCGCTGGCAAACAACCGTTGGTGGAACGTGGACCGACTGGACACTCGTGAACGCAGACAACCCGCCTAGCCCTGTCGATTCGGTTTCTGCTCGTGTCGCTTCTGGTGGCGCCCTCGAGCTGCTCGCTTGGAACTCAGCGGACGGAACCACCTTCCGTACATGGCAGCCCACTAAGGGCAGCTCCTGGTCGGGATGGTCGGCCGCATGAACGCAGAACCGATCCTGGCAGCGGCCGTAGCTGGCATCTTCGCTTTCGCTGGGATCGTATGGCAGTCACGGAAAACCCGTCGAATTAACACCGACGAACATTCCGAGAACGCTTTAAAACTGGACCGGATCGAACAGAAGGTTGACCAAACCGCCATTCGGGTGGAAAATGTTTCGGACCGGCTTGACGACCACATCGTCATTCACAACATGACATCCCGAAAACCTTGGTGGCGCAAATGACTTTTGCCGACGACGTCCGAGAAGAAACCCGATCTTCCGGAATTGAATGTCGACTTTGTGTTCTGCTGAAAAGTCTGGACACAAAAACCCGTGGCGAAGTCGAATCAGTCCTCGCCGACAAGTCCTGGAACGCTGAATCGATTTCTAGGGCAATGAAGCGGAGAGGCTGGGAGATCCGTGGCGACTGCATCCGAAAACACCGAAGAAACTGCATCCTTCTCTGACGAAGTGGCGGCAGGTTCACGGCCCCGACGTAATCATCCGCAAGGCTGGGAACCAGGGGTCGCTTGGAACGGTCGTGAAGGAACACTCACGACTCCACCACTCGAGGCCGACCCGACCAAAGGGGTTTGGTCTGAACTTGTCGCCGACTGGGGTTTAGATCCGCTTACCACTGAAGTGGTCGAGGGTTCTGTGCAGGTTCGCGCGTGGGACACCCATGACGGCCGCCGGCTCCGCTATTACCGGGCCACGTTGCGCGCGCGTGAATTGGACTATGACCGCCCAGATGTCGACGCCCTTTGTCGGATGGTGGAGAAGAGGCGACCTGTGAAGCCCCTGAAAGGCCCTGAGAGGCCCGACAGGGCGTTGGTCGTCCTCATAGCCGATTGGCAGCTCGGAAAGGCTGGGGAGCCAAATGGCGGCACCCCTGAAACTGTGGAAAGAATCTGCCGAACCCTCGACTATCTGCCGGCCCGAATTAAAGAACTCAAAAAAGCGGGACGAGCCGTCGACACCGTCTACCTAGTCGGCCTAGGCGATCTGGTCGAGCAATGCACCGGCCACTATCCCGGGCAAACCTTTAACGTCGACTTGGACAGGCGTGAACAAATGCGCCTCGCCCGCCGACTCATCCTCCGAGCAGTCGACAACGTCCTCGGCCTCGCCCCTCGGATTGTTCTGGCCGCTGTACCTGGCAACCATGGCGAAAACCGGCTGAACGGCAAAGCCTTCACCCGCACCACCGACAACGACGATTTGGCAGTGGTCGAGCAGGTCGCCGAGATCCTCGAAGCTAACGAGGAACGCTACGGCAGCTGCACCACTGTCCTCGCTTCCGGAAACAACCTTGTCCTCAACATTGCGGGAATCCCAGTGGCTTTCGCCCACGGACACAAAGCCGGCGCCTCCGGACACCCGGCGGCCAAACTGGAGAACTGGTGGAAAGGTCAGGTTATGGGCCGGCAACCAATCGCCGACGCTGACATCCTCATCACCGGCCACTACCACCACTTCATTTGTTCAGAAACATCTGGCCGGACTTTCATGCAAGCACCCGCGATGGATGGTGGCTCCTCATGGTGGACTGACATGAGCGGCCAAAACTCGCCCGCCGGACTTCTCACCCTCGGCATCGGAACCGGTTACGGTCCTCGAGGCTGGGGCGACCTACACATCCACTCCGCCTAAAAGGAACCCGACATGGAAGAAGAACCCGAAGGCGAAGAATACTTCGACGCCACATGGCCCTCGATACTCCTCGACAGCTTCGCCCTGGTCCATGGTGACAGGGGCCGGGCATACGGACCGCCCTGGGAGGATTACCAGAGGGTTACCAACCTCTTCAATTCCCTCTGGGGTGCTGACATCCTCGACGTCAACGCCGGCATCCTTTACATGATCTGCATGAAGCTCGGCAGGATCGCCCGTGGCGTAGAAGAAGGCTTCAACGCCGAACAGCTCAAAGATTCCATCACCGACGCCGCCGGCTACTTGGACTGCCTCTACGGATCTCTCCTCAACCCCTCTCCCGCTGCTGTCTCTTTCGAGGTTGAAGTCGATGAGGAAGAATGGGCCGAAGAGGAGGAAGAATGACCATCACCATCGAACCCGATGTCATTCCCCTCACCCGACCCGAAACCGAACCGGACGAATACGATCCGGAAGAACACGAATTCCCCGACGAGCAGGACTACCCCGCCCCAGATTGGAAACCGTAATGTTCACCAAATTCTTTCTTCGCCAACTCGCAGAACGAGCCATCAAAACCTTCGCCCAAACCTTCGTCGCCCTGGCTGGCGCCGCACAAATGGACTGGCTGACCCTCGACTGGGCGCAACTGGCCGCCACCGCCGCTATCGCCGCCGGGCTTTCCGTCCTCACATCCATCGCCTCGGACAAGATCGGCCCGACCGACTCACCATCCATGGTCCCTACGTTCAGGACATTTCCCTAAATGGCACCGGCAAACCTTCCCCTCAACATCCGCATCGGCGACACCGAAACCGTTTCCGTTGCCATCAAAGATTCTGCTGGCGCTGCCGTGAACATCACTGGCCGCACTTACGCCGCCCAGATCCGCACGACCACCGACGCCGCCACAGCCCTCGCGACGTTCTCCTGTTCAATTGTGTCCGGAGCAGGCGGCACACTCACCGCCAGCCTTTCGGCGACAACGACAGCGGCCCTCACCGCCGGCCTTGGCGTCTGGGATCTTCAGGAAACTAATGGCACAACCGTCACCACGCTCCTCGCCGGCTCCGTGACCATCGTGCAGGATGTGACGAGGTCGTGAGCCAGCAAGTGACAGTGAAACTCACAGACGTCACACTCACTCAAACGACCGACACGATCCAAGTAACACAGGCTGTCCCCGAAGTTGTCATCGCCGGCATCTCCGGCCCTGCCGGCCCGGCCTTTCCCGGCTACTACGGATCGTTCAGCGATTCCACCACACAACCCATTCCGGCTGACACAGCCACAGCGATCTCTTTCAACACCACCGAAGAATCCGATGGGGTAGCAATCGGCACACCGACTAGCCGAATCGTCCTCGCTAACGCCGGAACGTACAACATCCAGTTTTCGGCACAGTTGGACAAAACGGGTGGTGGATCTGATGACTTGACCATTTGGCTTGACGTCGATGGAAGCAATGTTGCACGATCCGCCACCGACCTCACGATCCCAGCGAATCCGGGGCGAATCGTCGCCGCTTGGAATTGGGTTTACACATTTTCTGCCGGACAGTATTTCCGTCTCATGTGGTCAACGCCGGACAATCGAATGCGCCTACTCTCAGCCGGTACCAGAACTGGTCCTGTCCGACCCGCTGTCCCATCCGTAATCCTTACCGTTACACAGGTCCAATAGATCCCCGATTCGACGACGACACCTCCCTCCCCTGGGTGTCGAATGGCACCTCGAGGCGAACCGCCACGCACTCTGAGAACCACGACCGAATCGGACGCCGGAAACCCCAGCCGCCAGCCTTCCCCCAGGCTCTCCGGCTGGGGTTTCTGCATTCCCCAAAAAAGATCCTTGACATTCCTTTAAACGTCCTTTAAACCTTCCCGTGTGGAGCAGCCGCCCCACACACAAGAAAAGCCAACCACACAAGGAACCCCGACATGACCGCAATGAAAGAACTTGACATCCACCTTCAAGAACTCATCGGAACAGAACAAGAAGTCGTCAAATACGGATTCATCGCCGATATCGACACCTACGACGACGAATACACATGGGAAACTGAAGCGGAACGGCTCTTCGTCTCTGCAAACGTACAAGCCGAAATCCTCGCCGAAAACATTGTCAACCTGCTCGCTCCTGAGACCAAATATGTCTTGGCCGATGACATTCACGTCGACCCCTATTGGAACGCCATTGAGGCTGTCCGGCACTACATTCAAGACACGGAACCAACCCAAATCAGTCTCGAAGGCTTACAAGAAGCAATCAAAGAGGCGATCTGATGTGGACTGTTCTGGCGCTCACCCCAGCAGCTCTTCTCCTAGTCCATCAGTACCGAAGAGCCAAC